CTTTATTTGATGCTAACGCAATAGACAGAATTGAAGAAATTTGCATGACACCATATAGCACACGAAGATATGTTCATGGATGGAAAAATGGACAGAAAGTAGTATTTATGGTATGGTTAAATAATGACGGTGAGTGGAAATTTGAATGTATGGAGTTAGATAAATGAAAGTACAGGAAATTATAGACAAACTCTCCACTTTTGATCCTAACGCAGAAGTAATTATAGAGATTGATGATATTATAGATAATTATGGATATATGCTTAAGGCTAATGCAAATGTCGAATGGATTGGAGATAATAATTATGAAATTGTTATAGCAGGAAATGATTTTCTAAATAATTGACATTTAGTAAAAATTCTGCTATAATATTAGTATAAAAGAAAGAAGTGAATTAGTATGTTGAACGTTAATTCTGAGCGCGAATGCAATAAAACAATTTCATGCGATGAATGTATGAAAGATGCTCCTTATCACTGATGTTGTGAACTTGAATGTAGAGAACATGAATTTTGTAAAGAATGTAAATGGTTTGAAAATCAGCTAATGCTAAATAAAAAATGATTTATGTCTAGATGATTTATTACTCAATAGTAAATATATAATAAGAAAGGATGATATAAATGCTTGATAAAGAAGGTATTCGGCAGCTTGCATATGTGGTAATAATTGATGGTATAGAGCCGATTCCTGGCTATGATCGCGTTGAACACGCTATTGTCGGTGGTTGGCGCGTAATTGTCCAGAAGGGACAGTTCAAAGTGGGCGATCCAGCTATCTACTTTGAGATTGATTCTCGCGTGCCCGCAGATAAGGAATGTTTTGCTTTCCTTGAAAAGCGTCACTATAAAGTAAAGACCTTGAAGATGTGCAAGACTTTGTCGCAGGGTCTACTAATGCACGCAGAAGATTTTGGATGGCATATCGTAAAAGGAACTACGATTGGTAAGTATCAGACTCCATATATTGTAAATAATGGTAAAGACTACCATGTAGAAGATGAATCCCGCTTTCTCACTAAAGAACTCGGTGTAACCTACGCCGATGATGAAGATAATTCTCGTAAGGCTCCTTCTGTAGATAAGTATAAGAAAATGGCACAGCGTCATCCTTCTATTTTTAAGAAATCTTGGGCACGCTGGCTTATGAAACGTGCTTGGGGCCGCAAGCTAATGTTTATGTTCTTCGGTAAGAAGAAAGATAAGAAAAATGGTTGGCCTTCTTGGGTTCAGAAGACAGACGAAGAAAGAATAGAGAATATGCCTTTTGTGCTTCAGAACAAAAATCCTTGGATAGTAACGGAGAAATGCGATGGAAGCAGTACTACTTTCACTATGAAGCGTGGAAAGTTTAAGAAAAAGGATTTTTATGTATGCTCTCGGAATGTATGTTTTGATAGTGTAGATAAACCTTGTTATTATGATACTAACATTTACTGGGAGATGGCGCAAAAATATCATATGTTTGAAGTTCTTTCTCAGCTTCTTGATTCTATGCCCGCGGTTGAATGGGTAACTATTCAGGGTGAAACCTATGGAGAAGGAGTCCAGCGTAATACTTATGGACTGAGCAGTCATGATTTTATGGCTTTTAACTTGATTACTTCTGATAAAGGCCGTTGGAATAGTTGCGACATGAAGGAAATCCTTGAAAAAGGTTATAATATCCCTTGTGTGCCTATTCTTAATGATAATTATATTCTTCCTGATACTGTAGAAGAACTTCGTGAGTATGTAAATAGTCAGCCTTCAGTTATTGATGGCGAAATGAAAGAAGGTATTGTATGCCGCTCTCCCGATGGTATTCATTCATTCAAATGTGTTTCACCCGAATATCTTCTAAAATATCATAGTTAAAAAAATTTTTTATAAAAGAAATTGATGGAGTTCTTCATCTTCAAAATTACTAATCTTATGGATGAAGAACTCCATCAAAACTATTTTAGGAGATGTTATTATGGGAAAATTTATAGATTTAACTGGACGAAGTTTTAATCGTTTAACAGTTTTATATAAGACTGATAGAAAACAAGGTAATGAATGGATATGGCATTGCCGCTGTGAATGTGGTAATGAGTGTGATATCGTAGGTGCTTCTATAAGAATGGGTCGTACCAAATCATGTGGTTGTTTAAAAAAAGAATCAGATAGAAGTACTAAAAATACTTGGAGTGATTTAACAGGACAAAAATTTGGTCATCTGACTGCAATAGAGCGAGTAGAATCTGATAAATATGGTCATGCTAGATGGAAATGCCAGTGTGATTGTCAAGCAAAAACCGAACTTATTGTATTAGCCGATAACTTACGCACTGGACATACTCGTTCATGTGGCTGTGATAGACGTTCTCATGGAGAGCTTACAGTAGAACAATTATTGCGCGAAAATGATATACCATTTATACAAGAATATAAACCTTTTAGATTTTCTTCTGGCGCAAATGCTTCATTTGATTTTTATGTAAATAATACTTATATTATTGAATATGATGGCGAAACACATTACTAGCATAATTTACATGGATGGCATAATGAAGAAAATCTAAAAGCGCAACAAGAACGTGATATTATTAAAACCCAATGGTGCAAAAATAATAATATTCCACTTATACGTATTCCATATTGGCATCTTAAAGATTTAACTATTGAAGATTTGAAATTAGAAACTAGTAAGTTTATCATTTGACATTTTATATAAATTATATTATAATTTATATAGAAAGTGAGGAAAAGATATGGGTATTGAGTTTTATATTGGTATGTTGGCTTTTATCATTCTTATATTAGTTATTCTTTGTAGTGATTTTGATATAAGTAATGATAATAAACCCACTGATTTCTGATGGAGGAAATGGTAAATGGTGAAGCTTAATATTCCTATGCCAAAGGAATGTCAAGAATGTCCATGCTATAATAAGGCTGATTGTAGAGTTTTAAGACTTCTGCATAAGCCTTATTATACACCAGATATTTTTTCACATAAACGTTATGAAGGATGTCCTATGGAGGAAATAAAAGATGAGGATACCTAAAAGTGAAGTAATCACTGGCTTGCGTATTGAACGAGAATGTGTAAGCCGTGATTGCGATAGAAATTGTGCGAATTGTGATATTGTTCAAGAACGAGATTGGCTTTTGTTAGTATATGATAATGCTATTAAAATGTTGGAGGAAGTATGTTTGGACTAAGTGTACGTGAGTTTAGGATTGTTGCGGGTGCAATTTTAATTGCTATCTATGTAGCAGCCTACGTTTATACAAGGAGTAGAAAATAATGAAGAAATATTGGAAAATTGGTATCGCAATCTTAATGTTGGCTAGTATCCTATTTGTTTGCGCTAGTTGTGATGAGAATTATTACAAGACCGGTAATCGTATTACTGGTGGAAAAGATGTTCAGACTTTTACCTATGCATTTGTTGTTCTTGATGGACAGGAAATTGCGCGTGGTTCTATTACTCAGTGGCGCGATTATGACAATAGCGATGTAGTACAGGTACTTATTAATGGTAAGTTTTATCTAACTCATTATGCTAATGTAGTGTTGGTTGCTGACCCCGAGCAGGGTGCACTATCTTATGGTGATGTCAATTGGCATGGAGTTGATGAATAATGGTATTTACAAAGTATAGTTTTCCCCTTCCCAATAATGGAGAAAGATATGATTTTTCACAAGAAGAATTAGTAGAACTTTTAGATAAAGTATATGATTGCGGCTTCCAGCATGGAAAAGAAATTGCTACTCCTCCAGTAGTGACTACGGCCGCAACATATGAAAATCAAGATGATAATTCTCGATGGAAGGAGGTGTGGATAAAATAATGGCTTGAAAAAATATAATTCTCAAAAATTTTTGCGAGAGTTATCTACTATCAAAAATACTAATTATATGGAGGTGAACGGTATGAATAAAATTACATTTACCGATGAACAGAAAAAATATATAATTAGTGAATATACAAGCCATAAAAAATCCACAGGCCAATTAGCTAAAGAATTTAATTGTGCTTCTTGCACTATTAAAAAACGTTTAGAAGAATGGCAAGTATATACTCCTGACAAACATCATTTTGCTTATGAAGATTTAACTGGACAAGTTTTTGGTGAGTTAACTGTATTACATGTAAATCAACAACGATATGATGAAGATGTGAAAAAAAGTAATAAACCGCATAGATATTGGACTTGTATTTGTAGTTGTGGCCGTGTTAAAGATATAGAAAGCAGTCATTTAAAAAGTGGACATACAACCTCTTGTGGCCATATTAAATCTAAAGGTGAGCAACTTATTACTAAAATATTACAAGAAAACAATATAAACTTTACAAGCGAAGTTTATTTTAAAGAATTACGTGGATATGGTGACGGTTTATTACGTTATGATTTTGGTATTATCGAAGATAATCAAATTAAGTATTTAATTGAATTTAATGGTAAACAACATTATCAAAAAACAGGTGGATGGAATACTCCAGAAGAATTTCAAGCCAGACAATTTAATGATAATAAAAAAGTAGAATACTGTACTAATAAAAATATTCCTTTAATTGTAATCCCATATAATCAATTAAATAAATTAAATCTAAATGATATATTGCTTGAAACAACTAATTTTAGGAAGGTGTGATTTATATTCGTCTTTGGCATACAAATTTTATACCAGTTTTACCGCGAGAACAACTTGTGGCGGCTTGGAGAGAGTTATCTGCGATTGCTGGAAAAATTCAGCTTAATGGTACTCCAAATCATGTACTTGTGAATTTCGTAATGGATTATGACTTTGACCATTTTATTTCCTATGCTTATTATATTAGGCAGGAAATGACCGCGCGAAAATATCGCACTATGAATAGTGTTTGGGAAAAGATTGTTTCTCTTAAACCAGATTGGACATTACTACCAATTGAAGAAGTTTATAAGAACAAAATGAATGACTTTTATCTGACAGTATGTTACTACAACCTATACGAAAAGTATGATTGTGGAATGTTTGATAACTTTGATGAAATTGAAAAAGTATATAGAGAGGTAATTTATAATGAGCAATGAAGCAAGGCGGCTACGGTGCCTATACCGTATCAATCTAATGCAGGCGCGGGATGCTGAAGGAAACAAGCATCTAATCAATAAGTTGAGAAGGATTCTGCGGAAACTTGAAGTGGCCGAGTAAAATCGGCCCATTTTTTATTTGACTTTTTCTTAAAATTTTAGTATAATATTACTGTGAGGTGAAAGAGATGCAAGATTTAACCAAATGTTCTAATAAAGAATTGCTTAATGAATTATGTAATGCTTATATGGACTGGATGGATTTACGCGCTCGTGTATCTGATTGGGAAGAAGAAGCCTTTAATGACTATGAAAAAGTAAAAGAAGAAGTACTAAAACGAATGAAAGGATGATAAGTATGCACGATGTATTTTTCTTTACGGATGTTCATGGTTGTCGTCCGTTATTCGATGCTATTATGAATTATTGCCATGAGCAAGATCCTGAAGCTATGATTATTTTTGGCGGCGACGCTATGGATCGTGGTCCTGATGGATATGCTATTATGAAGGAACTTTTGGATAATCCATATGTAGTATACCTAAAAGGCAATCATGAGGATATATTTGTACAGGCTGCGCGCGAGATTAAGCATGATCTTAAACTTAATCTAGAAAATATGGATCGTAAAGAAGTAAGAGATACAATTTATTGGTGCCGCGGCTATGATGAACGGTATCTTTATGTCCAAACCTCTCTTCATAATGGTGGTATTGAAACTCTTACCGATTGGGTTATGGACGGTATGCCTATGGATATAGTAGATCGTATTGACCATCTTCCGCTTACCTTTAGTTATGGTTCATGTGATTTCTGTCATGCCGCTGGTGGATATACTACATTCAGAGATGCTGCTAACGCAGAATATAATGATAAGCCTGTAGAGGACTATGCGGCTATGTCATTACTGTGGAGTCGTACTGCACTCGGTGTTAAGTGGGCGCCAAGCCGCATTGCTGTGTTTGGTCATACTCCTACTCCATATGTGCCAGAATTTACTAATATAAGAGTAGAAAAGGATTGGAAAGTACAGCCGCTCAAGTGGGATGGTAAACTTGATATGGATACTGGTATGGTCTTTACTGGACGCGGATATGTTTTGAATGTACTTACAATGAAGGCGCATGGATTTGAAAATAATAATGGTGTGAAAAAAA